AACTAAAGCTATGGCGGCCGCTATCGCTATATATGGATTTGCTAATGCGGCTTTTGCAAACCCAAATGCCGCTTTAGTAGCGATTTTTAATGATGTGACCACTTGGGGCATAGCCTTTGTGATTCCCTCTACTTGTTCTCTTGCCCCCTTCATAATATTTTCAAGTTGCATATCACCACTACCAATAGTCATAACCTTTTCGTCATCCTTACCAATAAACTTACCAGTTGATATATCTTGATATCTTTCACCTATTACATTACCCATCTTATCGTGTAATTTTACAATTCTTGCTTGGTCAGGTGTTACTGCACCTAATAAATTTTTATTAACGGTATCAGTAAATTCAGATAGTTTACCTTCTGTATCAAATAAAGCGGAAAAGTATTTTCCACCAGGTGCACTCTCTAACATGGAATTAAGTTTTGTGAATGGTGCCAATATTAATTCAGCACCACTTGCAACTGCACTATTCGCAATTCTCATTTGATGTGCTTGAGCTACATTTCTTTTTGCGGTTGCTTCTGCTTCTTCGGTTGCTTCGACTAAATCTTCCATATGGACTTGGGTATTTTCGATGACCTTCATAATGGCCTTTCTTTCCTTACTTTCTTTAGGAAGTATTGAAGCCTCTTGCATCATAAATTTTATTTTCTTTTGCATATCAGGTATAACTTCACTTCTGGTGATTTTGGCTTGTCTTCTCGTTTGGTCGGCAAGTTCTTCAGCACGGTCTACACTACTACTAAATCCCTCTGTACCCACTTTATCATAATTCATTGCCATTTGCTGAGCCAATCCTATATTATCAGCTTGTAATCCAGCTACATTTCCTAAACCAGTTCCTAATCTATCAACGGCTTCTGACATTCTATCCGATATAGTGGTAAAGACACTCTCACCTTTACTATTTAAAGCTGACATTGATGTGTTTAATTGTTCTAATCTTCTTTTAGCATCTTCTTGTACATTAGGATCAACCTTATAATCAACACCTGATGCGGCCGTGAAATAACCTTGTGCCGCTTTTTGTAAATCTTCGAACTCTTTTGGACTGATTCCTATATCAATTGTTCTTTGATTTTCTGCCTCTGCCAGTCCTTCAAGTAATCTATTTACACCATCATTAGTTCCTTCAAGATAGTCTGAAGATTTTTGTACACTTTCTCCTAAGTTATCCATTAAGTTACCGATATCACCTAAACTTCCTTTCAATACTATTCCACCTGAAATCATAGGGGCCATGTTGGATTGTGCCATTCTAAAACCATGTGCGAGCTCAAACACATAACGACCATTTCGTTTTACTCTTTGTCCTATCTCATCTTGTAGAGAGGATAATTTACTTTGTAATGTATATGATTGGGATTGATTTTTTTGCTGTTCTTTGAGTGCTAATTGTTCAGCTTTTATGAGTGATTTTTTTCTGGCTTCAAGTTTCGAAAATAGCGCTAATTCTTCATCGGTAAGATTTTTACCTTTCTTTTTAAGTTCGGCAATCTCTCTTTCAATATCTTGCCGTTCTCGTAATATTCTAATGTCTTCGGCCATAATTTATTTTTTTAGAAACCGAGTTTTGCTAGGTCGGCTGATAATTTAGCGTCTGCTTTCTTACCTCTTTTGATGGATTTCATCCTTTTTTTGACTACCTTTCTGAGATTGTCATTTGCCCTTTCCAAATCATCTTGGGCCTTGGCTAATGCTGTATCCTTTGAAGTGAGAGTATCAAGAACAGCCTTTGCCTTTCTATCAGTCTTTCCCAAAGCAGCATTCACTATTCTGTCTAAGAAACCCTCGACAATTTGTTGTTTTTCTGTTAATGATTTTTTAGATGAGGCCATTGTCATCTCCTTGTAATATTGATTTTTATTATCGATTTGATTAGTTGGTATAACTCAATAATAAATATCAGATTATGGAAAAATTAACGGCCTCTTGTGATACCTGGTCGAGAAATACCAGATGATGATTTCTTGTTTGCCTTTTCATATTGTTCCTTCTCTTTATCATAATATTGTTGGGCCTTTTTGATGTAGAAATGGCGCAAATATGTTGGCATATTGTAAACTTCTGTAAAATTGAAACCACCCTTTCCATGAAAGCAAAGGGAGAAGATTTGGTCGTGTATAGCGGGCTTATCTTCCTCCCGCAGGCCAAAAAAACTCGACATTTAATGGAATGTCCATTTCGGTTTCATCACCTGTTGCCTCACTTATGAAAGTAAATTTCATATCGACATCAGGTGTAATTTCCCTTAGATATTCTCTCAGTTCGAATGAATCACGAGACAATAGTTCGTAATCAACAAACTCATTGATTCTCTTGAGTGAACTATCTCCATCTACACTCGTGATTGCCTTTTTCAACCTCGTTGTGACTTCATTAGTTACTCCACTTTGTTTCGTGAACTTTTTAAGAGCCTTTAACTCTTCTTCTATTTGTTTCTCATCTCTATGATTGAGTAATTTTACAGTAAGTGTGACTTTTGAATTAGGTAATTCAAATTCGAATGAGTTTTCACCCTTTTTGAATAACTTTTCATCAATAACTTTATCATTGAGTTTCGTCAAATCAAAAGTTTCTTTTTGTTTGTCACCTGTGCTAGGGTCAACTATTTCAACTGTATAGTCCTTACCATAACCCAAAATACGAGTTGCAATCATGATAGCATTTTTATCACCCAATAGTAAATCATCAAGTGTTACACCATCTTGTATTATTACACTTTCCATCAACTTATCCAAAACTACTCCCTTTTGAATAAGATTACGAGAGGTCAAGATATCCTCTTCTTTGGCTGTCATGTATTTGATTTCGATTTGACCACTTGAAAGTGGGTGGTCTTTCGGATACAATAAGCCCTTTGAAGGCAAATCAACGACCTCTGATGGAAACTTGCGTTTCTCTTCAGCCATTATTTTCTCCTAATTAAACTGATTAGTTTGTTTGTGATTAAAACCTCACTTTTTGTTAATATAACAAGTTGCCAGACCTATTATAAATTTTACTCCTTAGAGTGATTAGAATTGTAGTATTGCGTAATCGTATCTAAGTGTTAGGGTGATATCAACTGGATCTGTTGCGTTTGCCCAATCTAAATCACCAAATGTTGCGTTAGAGATGTAGGTTCCTTTGAGTGTCCATTCCTCAACTTTATCACCTACAGGTCCCAATACATTAAAGGTTACATCTTTCTTATAAAAATCTGAGTACCCATCTCTACCAGTAACGGACTCATGAGATAATCTCACCCATTCCATTACGGCTTGTGCTCCACTTGGAACTACTGGGTCATATAGTGTTATTTCTAATTCTTCCCAACTTCCCTTACCTTTGATGTATCGTTTTACATTAATATGGTCAAGTTCAATTGTTTCAAAAGCGATTGTCGGTCTGTTCGCTGTTTTAATCAAATAAGAAGGGATACCCTCAATGTACATGATGTATCGGTTCTTCGTCTTTGGTTCAAACGGTGTGAACATTATTTCTGACGGATCTAATAAGTCTGGCATTTCATTTCTCCTAAATTAAGAATTGTCTATTCTTATATAAATATCATATTTCTAAAAAAACATCAAAATAGTGTTTTAGAAGTTTTTTAGAAGTTTTTTGTTTCTTCTACTTAATAAATATTTTAAGGCAATAAAAAACCCCACCGAAGTGAGGTTTTTTATCTGTATTTCTTTCCTTATTAACTTGGGAAAGCTGCTCCAGTCGGTAAGACAACGAAGTCCAACACAATAAACTCAGCAGTTCTCGTAGGTTGAATAAAGATTTGACCAACCAACTGATTTCTATCAATGACATCAGGTGTATTGTTGGTATCATCCATGACAACTCTAAACGCGGATAAACCACTATTAGCTTGTACCGACTCCAAGAATGGATTCACAATATTTAGGAATCTGTTTCTTGTAGCGGATGTATTTTGTTCGAATACTAAGAATCTTGAAGAAGATGCAATAAATTTCTTCAATCTAATTAATAGTCGTCTTACATTAACTCGGTCAAGTGCTGAAGGACGACCTTGTAAGGTCTTTTGTCCCCATACACACACACCTTGTCCAGGAAATGAAGCGATTGGGTTGACTCTTGCTTCGTACAGAGTATCTCTTTCCGCGTGTGTTAAACGAGTCTGAGCTTCTGTTACAGTTGTCAATCCACCACGATTCAATCCAGCAGGTGCGAACCATTCATGAGCTACCCTATCGGTAAACGCGATAGTTCCAGCTAACACTACTGATGGTGGAACCCAAACAGGTAGGTTAGTGTTTCTATCCCTTATCTTGACCCAAGGATAATAAGTAGCGGCGTAATTAGTATCGAGTGCTTCGATAGCTGCAGTCGCGTCACTTATACTTGCATTATACTTCACACAATCCAAGACAAAGAATGTATCACCTCTTTCTTCAGCCTTTGTTATCGCATGATTAGTAATACTTGAGTGTAGATTATGAATTACACCAGGTACCACCAACATATTGATATCAAATTCATCAGGATTACTTATAGCGTTTATAGCTTTCTTATAAGCAGTATATCCATCAGCTGATGTTGATGATATATCAAATCCTTGTGTGTTTGTGGATGTAATATTTGCTGCTGTCAAGTGTGGGTTAGCAGGATTATCTCCATCGTAACCACCTTGAAATGGAACAACAAATCTTCTTTGGTCAATATGTGAATTATCCAAAGTGATTGTTTCAGTTGCGTCAGCAAAAGTTTCAGTTGAAGGTTTAATACTATTTGTACCATTGAAGTCTTCAAGACTCATTGTTACATGACCACCAACACCTGCGTTATTAGGTAATGGTGATAAGTATTGGTCAGCATCTGCATTAGCGTAATCGTGTCCGTAAAGAACATTTACATCAGGTGCCCCATTTGTATTTAACTGATTACTCTTGAACTGCCAAACAGGTACTAAACTTCCACCAGCTGATGGATTAGTAATAGCTGCGTGTCCCATTGGAACCAATACTTTTGGTATAGCTCCATTAGCAATTTCAGTAAAGTCACTTACATAAATGTGTTTGGAACGATTATCCCAATCACCATTGTAGGTTAATTTACCATCAGAATCAATAGTCACATATCTGTCACCAATCCTTCTTGCAAAGTAATTTGTACTTTCAGGATCGAAGTTTAGATTGTCAAATTGTTCTAATATGTTATCAGTTGTTAAACCTTTATCATTTAAACCAGTTTGTCTGACTTGAAGTGAAAATGAACCATAATCACTACCAGCTACAGAACCAGCTTTCTTAATTGCCACGATGACAATTTTTAGTTTATTGTTAACATCACTTCCATGTGAACGAGTATTTACTTTGAACAAATTATATCTAGCACCACCTATGACTTGTGATTGTATACTTGGTGTAGATGCGTTGTTAAAAGCTGCACTTGTGAAGTCAACAGAACTATGTGTACCAGTTGCTACTGATGCGGTTGTTGAGGCTAGAGTTGTATAATTGTACAAAGTCCTTAAATTACTAACATTGTGTTTGAATGATTTATACAAATAAACACCGACTGTATTTAATCCTGACTTTTGAACTTGTGGGTCTTTTGAAAAGACATTTTCATAAAAGTTAGCACTTGAAGTGTTGAACGATAGCGGATAATCTCTACCTGCTAAAGTACTACCACTTACATTTAGTGTAAAACTTTCATAATCACCACCATGTAATGTTGGATTACTTGTTACTGTACATTCCTCTAATCTAACGGTTCCATTAGAACCACCACGAGATGGTGCTAAAACAAAACCCACCGAACCACTAGCAGCTGCTTGTTCAGAACCACTCTGAACACTACCAGTAATATTAACTTGAACAAAATCGGCTGAATATCCACCCGTATTAAGAACACGAACAATCGTTACTTGTCCAGCACTTCTTAAATATTGTTCAACGGCGTAAGGTGTATAAAAATCTTTGGTCGTAGAACCAAACATCTCTTCGAACTCAGAAAAACTTGAAATCATTGTCGGAACAAAAGCAGGTCCTTTAATAGTAGGTCCTACAATAGCCGCTCCAATCTCTGCTATTCCTTGAGGAAGAAATGAAAGGTCACGCTCACGAGTAAATACACCCGGCGAAACGATTCTTTCTGCCATTATTTATCTCCCAATTAGTTATTATTTCATGAAATAAACATAACTGTTTTGGCCTAAAAAAGACCAAAAAAATGTTTAAATATAAATATAGCACAAAAATCCCAAACGATTATGGCGTAGGGATTTATTTTATTATTGTTCAGCTGTTTCTGAAGCTGTCGGTGTGAAAACACCTGTATTTGGGTCTAATTGACCTGGCCCGTATTTGTCATTCAATTGTTTCACTAAGTCTTGTTCACTTTTTTGAAGTTCTTTATACTCAGTTTCCAATCTAATTTCGGTTTCATCTAAATTTTCTAATTGTTGATTAACAAGAATTCTTTGAACTCTTAATTGTCCGAATTGTGTTTGTTTCGTGGTATAACCAGTGTTCAAATCACTTAGTGCCTTCAATTCATCTTCGGTAAACTTGATTTCGGAAGTTTGTTCTTCAACTTTTTTGGCTAATTTAGACTCTTCTGTAACTGCCATAACTTATTTCTCCTATATTATGAGTTTAGAATAAATATATATTAGAAATCCCAAAAACTAAACTTTTTTCTTTAGTTCTTCGACCTCTTGTTTTAATTCTTTTATAC